AAACCCATCAGCGCTTCACTCCGGCGATCGCGAGATAGACGAGAATACCGCCGGGCACGATCAGCCCAAGCGGAGGCCAGACGAAACCGAAGCCAATGCCAAGCAGAACCAGCCCGCTGAGCCCCAGAACGTCACGAGGTTCAAGCTCCTGCGCTTTCGTCGTGGGCCGTTCGTCGCTCATAGCAGCCCCCCTCGATAGACAATTTCGCTGTTGGTAATAGCCGTCCGAACCACGGGCATCGGGTTGGTGCGCATCACCGACGCGGCGTCGAAAAGTGCCATCGCCGTGTCAATCTTTTCGTCGCCGGCATTCTGTTTTGTGGCCCGTACAGCCGTGGCGGTCGCCTCGATTTTGATGTTCGAGACGTTCCAGTCCATCATCGTGCTCTTGGCATGCCGCAGGGTGCGGTTCGACAACTTGCGTTCCGCGCCCTTGATCGAGGCCATCAACTTGATGCCCTGCCCCACGCCCACGACCTGCCCGCTTTCCTGCGTGACACCGATAAGGGCCAACGCGTCGACCAGCTCGTCGAACGGACCCATGTCATCGATCGCCACTGCTGCCAAAAGCCCCCGGGCATTGACCTTGTCGACGATCCGAAGCACGCCGGCGACGTCCTTCGGCAGCTCGAGCACGTCGGTCGGCTCGATAAGGTCCACTTCATCGGCGACATCGACAAGCTCGTCGTCGATGATCCAGATTTCGCCACGCTTCTTGAATTCGACCAGCTTCGAGGCGATCGACTGGCGCCGTCTCAAGACACTTTCGTGCGCCCAGGCGGTGTTCCAGCAAAGCCAGATCTTGGTATCCCGCTCGCGTCCCAGCACGCACAGGCCAAACAAGTCATCACGGCCGCCGCCATCCGCGCCGATCACGACGACCTCGCTGCGATTGAGCAGCGTGTCTAGGGTCAGCGTGGCGTCCTCTGCAGCAGCCCAGAACTCGGCACCAGGCCACCGGTTGTGGCGCAGCCGCATGCCGATTTCGACATTCAGGTGCTTCGCGAGGAAGATCTGCAGCGCGCCGCCGGCCTTACGCTGAGCCTCCGCCAGCTGATCACCCAGCCACTCGTGGCTGACCGACCGATTGATGTTCGGGTTCGTGATGTACCAGTAACGAGGGTCGAGGTAGGCCTCTTCCTCGATCAGTTTCTCGGGCCACTCATACAGCAGGCCGAAGCTCTTCGGATCGACGACCCTGCCGTCCCGAACCGCTCGGAAATGGTCGAGACGATCCTTGTAGACGCCGGCCGGAGCCTCGTCGCTGTGGGTCGTCAGGTAGATAACGAAGCCCTCGTCACGCGATGCCTGGCCGCCAGTTGCCTCGCCCAGCATTGCCTCGGCGTGAGCCTCCTTGCCGAACAGCCACAGCTCGTCGATCAGCACAAAGGCAGCCTTCTTGCCGCCGACCACCTTGGCATTGGCAGCAACAACCTTCAGCTCCGCCTTTGTGGTTCGGTGCGTGATGGTCTTGAGGTGATCTTTGACGTCGAGCAATGCATCGAGTTCGGCATCGGCACGCACCATTGCGGCCGCCGGCTTGAAGCTGTTGTTGGCGACTTCCATGGTCGGAGCCAGGATCATCAGCTCGGCTTCGAGCCGCCAGTTTCTGATCAGCGCTGTGATCATGATCCCGGCCGCGATCGTCGACTTGCCGTTCTTCTTGCTGATCAACAGCATGAACTGGCGGATCAACCGCTTCGCGGACTTGGCGTCGTAGGCGCCGAAAATCGCACGCACCAGGTCGAAAACGAACGGCTCGCAGGCCTCGCCAAACGTCGGCGAGCCCGTCACGTCGACCATGCGCAGCGACTTGAACACGTTCAACGCCGCTTCCGCCTCGCTGGGAAACAGCGGTTCGAAGGGCACCAGCGATTCACGCTCGACGATCCTGCGCTCCCAGTCGGGACACGCCGTCGACCAGGTCGGCATCAGCCGTCGAGCTTCGGCGGTGAGGGCGGCGCGAAGATGCCGGTAACGCCAGCAGCAGCGCGCCGTTCGGCCTCTTTCTTGCCGATCTTCTCTTCCTTCGCGGTGCCAGGGCGGCTCGCGACGCGCTCGGCGAGGGCGTCGAGGTCCATGCGACCGAGCTGCCGATCCATTTCTCTGATCGCGCTTACGTCGCCGGCACGAACCTTACCCAACAACGCCGCGCGGCGTATCCCGTCGAGCTGGAGGCGAGCAACTGACCGCTGCGACAGCTGCTGCAAATAATGCTTCCGCAAAGTCGGCACCGAGACGCCAATTGCCTTGGCGCAGTCCGCGTTCGTGCAACCGAAAACCATCATCATCATGATTTTGTTGCAGTTTTCCTCGGTCGGCACGTGCTCAGGGCGACCCGCCTTGTCACGAGCCTCTGGAATGGGGAACCCGAGGAGGTCCAAATTCTCGCCTGACACAAAAAAATCTCCGAATGAGCCCCATGCGGTTGGCGGCCCCAGCCCTTCCTAAGGATTGGACCCCCCCCCCCGTTGCCGGGCGACGCGAGCTTGCACGCCCTTCAGCGTGTTGTGCTTGGTGCAGAGGCACTGGCCATTGGCCGGATCGAATGGGTCACCACCATCGGCACGCTCGACCTTGTGGTCAGCGACCATGGTCTGGCCGGTTGCACGCGACGCGGTGCAGCGCTGCCCACCCTCGACCCACTCGCACCGCCAGCCAGCCCGATTGAGCACCACCTCACGGAACTGGCGATGCCCTGCTGTGTGCAGCACTGGGTCGGCACGCTTGGGTTCAGGCTTGAGGCGCCGCGTGTCGAGCAGTGGTATGCGGGACGGCATCGCCTTCAGCCTGCCCATCACCACCCCACAAATGCAAAACCCCGACATCTCTGCCGGGGTCGAGGCGCACAACTGCACGCTGCACTTCTGGTGCGATTATTGGCCTGATTCGTCAAGCCGCATTGGCCTGCTGCACCACGCCTGTGCCCTGCCAATCGGTGGGCCGCGCCCCCTCGCGACGCATCTTGCCGCGCCGCCTGCCCTGCCCCACGCCCAGCAGCTCGGCCGCCTCATCGAGTGCCAGCAGCAGGTGGCCTGTGATGCGGGTGCGGGCCGCATCGCCTTCGTTACCCTCGATCCGCCGGGCCAGTTCGCGGATGCTCATCCCATCGCACACTACACGCTCGATCAGGCTCGATTTGAACATGCCAAGCGCCGCGACCGCATTGCCGTAGAGGCGCCGCGCTTCCTCGCCCATCTCGCTCATCGAGGCGTGCGCCGAGCCGGACGTATCAACGCGCGTCACGCTATAGTCGATCGCCTTTGCCCCACCGAGCTGCGACCGTTCGTAGACATCACGATACCGCGCCGCCGCCAACGTCTGGATCTCGCTGCGCGACTTCACCCGGAACAGCCCACCGATCAGGATGGCCATGTTCTTATCCACGTCGATCAGGTCCGACCGGCCGACGCCGCCAGTGGCGATCTCGTGCAGCACCTGCTCTTCCGAGCTGAGCGGGTTCTCCACCTGCACGCGCTCGATCGCGCTTTCGGTCGGCCCAGCCTCCACCAGAGCGATCAGCCGCGTGCGACGCTGCCGGAGCTGCACCACGGCAGCACCGCTTTCCGCCATCACCCGCTGCAGCTGGTGATAGGCCACGAGTGCAGCCTCGTAGTTCGTCGAGTAAGCCGCAGTCGCGTCCGCCAGCTTGGCATCGAGGCCAGGCAGTTCAGCCGCCGCCTCTTCGTAGCCCAGCTTCTTTCCCTTCGTCGCTTTGCCCATTCCTCAGCCCCTTTTCAACACCGCCTGCAACGTCTCGCTCACCTCGGGCACCGCACCTGGTGGACCGGGCCCCAGCCCGTCGAGGATCACGCCGATGCCGCTGCCCTTTGCCCGCACCTCGGCGGTGATCGCGGCATCGAGCAGCTCGGCGCCGATATCAGCCCGGACGCTCTCAGCGAACCGCAGCGGCTTGCCCCGAAGGTGCGCCGTGATGGCCTGCATCACCCGCAGCCCAGCCTGCTCCTTGGGCAGCCCCTGCGGCACCGACGGCGCCACGACAGCACCCCTGCCGCCATCCACCACGCTGACCAGCGGCAGCTGGCGCTGCGCCCTGTCCGGTTCGGTCGCGCGCTGAACCTTTCTCACAGTCACTGAGGGTGGAATCTTCTTCTGGGTTTGGGGGACAAAACTGTCCGGCGAGTCCGACTGAACGCGGACTCCCGCACCGGACTCGAACGCCGCCACCACGGCCGCGAGCTTGTCCCACTGCGGGAAGTAGGAGTTGGAGTGCCGCATGCCGGCATGGGCAGCCACCTTGAGCAGGCCGGCCTTCACCAGTTCGCCGGTTCCACGCCGCACATGCCGACGAGGATCCTTTCCGGTGCGCCCCAGCCGCTTCACGATGAAATCGAGCCCCGGGCAGCAGCGCAGCGTTTCGATGTTGCAGAAGTCGAGCAGCGCGCCGAGCACCTCTTGTGCGTTGCGCGATACCCCGCAGAACGGCACTGCCTTGCGCGCCACGGCCAGCTTTACGCGCGGATGCTCCAGCCCTTCAGCGGACACCGGTTTGGCGACCGACATCGAGTCCGACTGGAGTCCGACTGAAACGCGTAACCCGGACTCTACCGATACAGCGCGCCGTGCACGTGCTGCCTCACGCTTCGCGCGAGCGTCCGCCCGGTCCGCCTTGAGCGCGTTGACGATCTGCATGGCTGTGCAACCGTCGAGCAGCATTCGGTCGAGGACGGCATCGACGATCATCGAGCCGCCTCCCAATCCGCTGCCGCTGCGTCATGGGCACGCGCCAGCAACGGACCATCGTCCTCTAGCCGGGCGTGGATGATGGACTCGAAGCGGTCGTTTGCCTCGACCAGAACTGCCGACATGCCGTTGCGCCGAGCGGCAACCCCTACGGTCCCCGACCCGGCAAAGATGTCGAGCACTATACCGCCGGGTGGGCAGGCATAGAGCAGCATCGGCTCCACTATCGTCAGCGGCTTCTGCGTCGGGTGAAGCGCCTGGCCATGCTCGGAATGTGCGTAGATCACGCTGCGCATCAGCTTGGGGCCGCCATCGTTGCTGGTGTAGGCGCCCGCCTCGATATGGCCCATATGGGCCGGCCGCTTCTTACGCCGGACGCTCCGTGCCGTTGCGTCGTTGGTGAACTGCGGCGCCTTGTAGACCCCTGCCCAAGGCGCGTCTGAGCCGGTAGAACTGGCAAGCGTATGCGGCTTGCCGAAGATCGGTTTCCCGACCCCCGGCGCATCCACATTGCACATCGCCATCATGCCGTTGACGATAGGGTCAGGGGCGAGGAAACAGGTATCCTCGCCCGACCACAACGCCGTCACCGGCACCGGCACTTTGCCCCAAGTCAGATTCATCTACGCGACGTAGAAAACCGGAGTCGCGGTATCGCGCTCGACCCCATCGCCGATCGAGCGAAAAGCCTCGCGTTCCTTTACGTCGATCGACGGAACGATCAGGCTGAAGGCCACTACGCCCTTGTCCATCCGGTGCCG